GCATTAGTTATTACAGTTGACCACCCAAAATCTCATGAGAGTGCAGATAAATGTATAGAGTCTTGTGCAAAACAAGGTATACATGTAGAGAAGTTTAATGCAATAACTCCTAAAGATAATCCTAGAGAAATAATTACAAAAATTACAGGTAGTACTAAAATGAACTTTGACAGGGAACCTTTTCCCGAGAGAGTTGCGGCCTGTTTTGCTTCTCAACTTACACTATGGGATATGTGTTCAAGAGATACGGAACCTTATCTAATATTAGAACATGACGCAGTATTAGAACTACCCTTCCCACATGACTTAGAGTTTGATAGGTGTATTACACTTGGTAGACCTAGTTGGGGAACTTTTTTAGATTCACCACAAACTTTATCAAAAAAATATAGTGAAGGTGTTAATAAATTGAAAAGTCATTGTTTTATTGGTAATCATGCAGTATTAATGAAACCCGAAGGTGCAAGAGATATTATAGAAGTAGCAGGAAAACGATTAATAGAACCTGCAGATACATTTTTATGTCAATATTATTTTAAATTTTTAGAAGAATACTTCCCATGGCCTTTTGTAGTTAGAGAAACATTTTCTATGATTCAAGGAGATGCAAGTGGAGACGGTAAAGCAAATACACTTCATGTAAAAAATAACATAGACTTATGGACATATGAGGTAATAGACCCCGATGAAAACATTCATAATAACGATTAAAGGACACCCTTTATCAGAAAAGGAATCTAGAGAGTGTATAGAATCTGCAAAACAGTTCTATAAACATGAGATAGAAGTCTTTGACGCAATCACACCTAAAGGTGGATATCATCATATTCTAGGTGACAGACAAAACATATTTAATAATTACCCTAGACCTGATAGAGTTGCGGCTTGTTTTGCATCACACTATCTACTATGGAAGAAGTGTATAGAATTAAATGAACCTATACTTATACTAGAACATGACGCAGAGTTTGTTAGTGAGTTTCCCGACATAGATTTTGATATGTGTTGCACATTTGGAGAACCCACATATTATAGACCCGAACACATAGATTTTGATACACCTAAGTTAGACGGATTGAATACACTTACAGATAGGAATTTTTTAGGACACCATGCATATGCAATGAAACCTGAAGCCGCAAAGATATTTGTAGAAGATTGTGACACTACCGTGTTAAGTCCTAATGATTTATGGATGACAAAGGAAAGATATTCATGGTTGCAAGAGTATAGACCATTCCCAATAACTGCAAAGAAGAGTGCTTCTACAGTTCAAGATTATGTAGAAATGGATATGAGTGTTTATGTGTCTGCAGATGATTTTCATTTTATAAACGGAACACAAGAACAAAGAGATTTTTTAGACAAATATTATTCTCGTGCTAAGATAGGACAAGATTGGGCATTTGACAAAGTAGAAATATAAATACTAATATGATTGAAGTCACCGATTCAGCAATACAACAACTTATCAAAAAGGATGTCAAGTTTATTAGACTTGGTGTTACTGGTGGTGGTTGTGCAGGATACGAATACTTCATAGAAGACACTTCAGCCTTTATTAACATGTCAGATAAACTTGTAGATTTTGGAAAGTTTACTGTAGTAGTAGATGAAATGTCAGTTCCTTACTTAGAGGGGTCAACATTGGACTGGATTAACGAAGGACTAAATGAGTTCTTTAAGATTATAAATCCGAAGGAAGAATCCGTTTGTGGTTGTGGTATTTCAGTGCAGTTTAAAACCGTATAAATAAAACTATGTATGAATATAAAGTAAGTGTAGTTAAAGTAGTAGACGGAGATACAGTAGATGTAGATATCGACTTGGGATTTGGAATGGTTTATAAAAAACAACGTGTAAGAATGTTGGGAATTGATACGCCAGAATCTAGAACAAGAGATAAAGTTGAAAAGTTATTCGGTAAGGCTTCTAAGAAACACTTAAAACACTTATTAGAAGATGCAATGAGTATAACTCTTGTATCACATGATAAAGGAAAGTTTGGAAGAATATTGGGTGAGTTATTCACACATTATGATGAAGAACATCCTGTTTTTGAAACTAAAGTAAATGTTAATCAGAAAATGATTGATGATTGTCATGCAGTTCCTTACACTGGAGAAAATAAAGACTTAGTCGAACAACAACACATGGATAACAGAAAGGTCGTTATGGAGACTGGATACGTGACCCAAGAACAAATAGATAAAGTATCATGATGACTTTGGATGCATTAGACTGCTTTTACATACTCTCAATAGTTTTTGGATTTACATTTATCATGTTCATGGAAGTGCAAATCAAACAAATCAAAACTATGATGGAAGAACATATTAAGTTTGACTGCATAGAAGACCACAAAAAAGATTAAAAAACCCCTTTACAAATAAGACACTCTTGTGTATACTAGATAGTATATACATTTATGAGGAGTGTTAAATATGTCATTTTTAAAAGATTTAGTAAAAGCATCAGGAAACGAATATGCAAATATAGTTTCTGATGGTGTTGCAGCTGGAGATGTAGATTCGTTTATTGATACGGGTTCACATATCTTCAATGCACTATTAAGTGGTTCACTGTATGGTGGACTTCCTTCAAACAAGATTACTGCAATTGCAGGGGAATCTGCAACAGGTAAAACCTTTTTTGCACTAGGTATGGTCAAACAATTCCTAGAAGACAACAAGGATGCCGCAGTAATCTACTTTGAATCTGAATCTGCAATATCGAAAGATATGATTGAATCAAGAGGAATAGACTCATCAAGAGTTGTTATTGTTCCTGTTGTTACAGTGCAGGAGTTCAGAAATCAAGCAATCAGTATACTGGATAAGTATGCAGAAACCCCCAAAGAAAAACGTCCACCTATGATGTTCTGTTTAGATTCACTTGGTATGTTATCAACTACCAAAGAAATCGAAGACACTGCAGAAGGTAAAGAGACCAAAGATATGACGAGGGCACAAATAACCAAAGGTGCATTCAGAGTTCTTACTCTTAAGTTAGGTCGTGTTGGAGTTCCTATGATTGTTACAAATCACACATATGATGTGATTGGTTCTATGTTCCCTCAAAAGGAAATGGGTGGAGGTAGTGGACTCAAGTACGCTGCTTCATCAATTATCTATCTTTCTAAAAGGAAAGAGAAGGAAGGAACAGAAATCGTTGGTAATATCATCCACTGTAAAAACGCAAAGTCAAGATTGACTGTTGAGAACAGAGTGGTTGATGTGAGGTTATCATACGACAAAGGGTTAGACAGGTACTATGGCTTATTAGACATGGCACTTGCATTTGGAGTATTTGAGAAATCAAGTACAAGAGTTAAACTTCCAAACGGTAAGACCGAATTTGGTAAGACAATTAACAACAACCCCGAAAAGTACTTCACACCCGAAGTGATGGAAAAATTAGAACAAGTAGCACAGGAATATTTCAAATATGGCGAGACTAGAGACAACAATACTCAAGAATCTGATTCAGAGTAATTCTTTTTCACGAAAAGTGCTTCCCTTCATTAAGGATGAGTATTTCAACGAAATAGACGAACAGACTGTATGGAAAGAGGTACACTCGTACTTTGAGAAATACAATAAATCCCCAACTGTAGAGGCACTTCTCATCAATTTAGACAACAGTACCACGTTATCTGATAGTGTGGTGACTGGGTCTAAGACAATTCTACAAAACATGGGAACATCTGATGAAACTGCTGAAGAGTGGTTAGTAGATGAGACAGAGAAATGGTGTAAGGATAGAGCAATCTATATTGCAGTCATGGATTCTATCGAAGTACTAGATGAAAAGTCTAAAAGGTCTAAAGGTGAGATACCCGAACTATTGAAGGATGCACTCTCCGTGTCTTTTGACACTAATATTGGTCATGACCAACTTGAAGATTCAGACGCAAGGTTTGAGTTCTATCACACGGAAGAAGAAAAGATTCCGTTTGATTTGGAATACTTCAACAAGATTACCAAGGGTGGTCTACCAAACAAGACTTTGAATATTTGTCTTGCAGGAACTGGTGTTGGTAAATCATTATTCATGTGTCATATGGCTGGTGCAGGACTTCTGATGAACAAGAATGTTCTATACATCACTATGGAAATGTCAGAGGAAAGGATTGCAGAAAGGATAGATGCGAACACATTGAATGTTCCTATGAAGGATTTACCCGACTTATCTAAGAAACTCTTTGACAAGAAGATTGATAAAATTGCAGAGAAGACTAAAGGTAAACTTATAATCAAAGAATACCCTACTGCATCTGCACATGTCGGTCACTTCAGACACTTACTACAAGAACTTGAATTGAAGAAAGACTTCAAACCCGATATGATATTCATTGACTATCTAAACATATGTGCAAGTGCAAGAGTGAAACCAGGCGCTGGTGCAAACTCATATACTCTTATTAAGAGTATTGCAGAAGAACTTAGAGGACTTGCAGTGGAGTTTGATGTACCAATTATGAGTGCAACACAAACAACAAGAAGTGGTTATGGTTCAACAGATGTAGAACTTACAGATACTTCAGAGTCCTTTGGTTTACCTGCTACTGCAGACTTTATGTTTGCATTGATATCTTCAGAAGAACTAGAAGAGTTAGACCAAATGGTGGTGAAACAGTTAAAGAATAGATACAATGACCCAACCGTATTCAAAAGGTTTGTCATAGGTGTCGACAGAAGTCGTATGAAACTGTATGATTGTGAACAAGAAGCACAAGAAGAGTTGTATGAAAACACTGGTATTGATGATTCAATCCCTGTACATGACCGTGGAGGCAACACTAAATACAACGACTTTAAAATATAATGAATAAGAAGACTTTACAACCTATCGAAGTGATTAATAAGATTCAAGAAAAAATAGAGCTCAAAAAGAAACTTAGAGATAACAAGGAAGATAAGAAAGTCAAAAAAGAATTAGTCAAGATTGATAAACAGTTAAAGAATAGTACACTCTCTAAAATATGAAAGTTTTACTATTAGGCACTGGTCGTTGTGGAACTTCTAGACTTATTTGGGGATTAGGTGAACACTATAACATTCCATTCACTTCCGAACCATTCAACTGGGATTATCAAAAATCAGCAAGACAAACAGAAGAATATACTGTACTCGATAATCACGCAATAAAATGTCTACCATGTTATCAACAATACATAGACCCCCAGTTAAAAACACTTACACACGAGGAAGATGCAAGAGAAAGAGCCCTTTGGTTTATGGAGTTTAGTTTACAGTTTGATAAAGTAATATTAATGACTAGAAGAGATTTAACACAAAGATTATTATCGGTTCTACATGCACACAAACATGGAACATGGTGGGAGAAGTACAACTTTAACCCTGTAGTCCTCACTGAAAAAGATAAACCAATTATAGACGATTTTTTCTATACAGAAAAGGTTATCAATTCTATATCACAACAACTTGCAATACCCATAACATACATGGAAGATTTATACACAAGTGATAAAGAACAATCAAAAGAAACATGGTTATCCTTTACACAAGATTTTGAATATAAGGGAGATGATTTCGATTCAGTGTATGAAAAATTCTTCTCACCAACACTTAAACAAAGAACGTAAACTTATAAATAAACATATAATACGGAGAAATTATGCCTTACACAACAACACAAATTGCAGACCAACAAAAAATAGTTGATGGTTTAAAAGAAGACATTAACTGGGTTAAAGATGTATCCTATAACTTTGTAGGTGCTGGTACAAGGGAAATTACTTGGAACGGAACAAGAACTGCATTTTGGGCTGATTGGAGAACTAACAATCCAAATTCAACATGGAGTGGTTTGACATACGATTCTGAAACTAATAAAATGACTGGAACCCTTGATACACCATATGATGATGGTGGAACAACTATGATACCTAATTTAAACTACAATTGGTGGCAGTGGGAAATGATTGGTTCAGAGGGTTATGAAAACGGTGATTGGACTTCATGGATTTCGACAAAGGAGTCTACTCTTGCAACAGAGGAATCGACACTTACAACCATGAAGGCTGACCCTGCATAAAGAGTATTAAAAATACCTAAATAGTAGACAGGAACACATAAATGTGATATAATACTACTATGGGCGCAAAGAATTTACACTTAGAACACTTAGAAGACGAGATTATCAATCAAGGGATTGATG